GCAGCGGACACCCCGATGGGTTCAACATCGGCGCGATGGAGAAGATCGTGGCCGCCAAGGACGCTGAACTCACCACCCTCCGCCAGCGTGCCGAGGCCGCCGAGAGGATCCTGGGCGACATCGAGGAGTCGCTTGGGGCCGACCGCCGCTCCGATCACACGATGCTGCCCGGGATCGTGAAGGACACACACGCGATCATGCTTGAACGGTCGGACGCCCTCGCCGCCACCGAGCAGGAGAAGGCCCGCCTCGTCTCCGCCATGACCGCCGAGTCCGAGCGGCTGGCGAAGAGGGTCGCGGAGTTGGAGGGGCTTGTTGGCGAAGTCCTCAAGGACCCTCCTGTCAACCACTGTGCAGACTACGGCGATTGGTGCCACTTCTGCGCCGCTCGCCCAAAGAAGGTCCGCCCGTTCGTGGACTGCAACGACTACGAGACCAAGCACACGCCGGACTGTTGGGTGGTCCGGGCCAAGGCCGCGATCGACGCGGCGGGAGGACAGCATGACTAGCCAGCAGATCGCAGACGAGTTGGCGAGGATCGCGGGGTGGACCCGCACGGCCGACGGGTGGTGGAGACATCCGAATGGCTTGGACGAGACCCAGAACTGTCCCGTGAAAATCGGCTCCCTCGACGCCCTCGAAGCGTTCAGGAGGGAGAGGCTGCCGGGGTGGGAGTGGGGCCTGCACGCCCGTGACAATGGCAACAAGTGGAAATCGTGGCTCACAAGCGTCGGAGACCCAGCAGACATGTTTATCGGAACTGGCCCCGACGAGTGGACCGCACGCGCCTCCGCCCTCATCGCCGCCAGCAAGGAGAACAAGCAGTGAAGGACAGCAACGTCGAAGCAATCCGCCAGCGTCTCGCCGACCGCGCCGCCAAGGGCCTTGAAACCTACGGCGTCACCACCGAACGCGACGACCTCACCCTGACCGAGTGGTTGGACCACGCGATCAACGAGGCTCTCGACTTCACCGTGTACCTGCACCGGATCAAGACCGATCCCCGCCTCGCCGCACTGGAGACCTCATGCAACGCATCGCACGCGCCGTCGGATGGATCCTCTGCCGCATCGGGCGGCACAACTGGCGAAGGCTCATCTTCCGGGAGGCCCCCATGCGGTACTGCCGTCGATGCTGCCGGGTTGAAACAGACTTCTGACCCCTCCGCCGCCGTCCGCGCCGACCCAGGGAGGCCGCCCAAGTGCCCAGCGTGTCACTGCCCATGCGAGCGGCGCGGGTCTGGTTGGGTCTGCCGGGAGGTGACGTGCCACATGTTCAACGTGGCCCCCGCATCGGTACAGGACCGGCCCAAGCCCGCTGCGGCGTCCGCGTGGGAGGAGTTCGAGCGTCGATGGCTTGCGGGAGACTGGGCGGGCGAAACCAAGGGCGACGCCTTCAACGCCTTCGTCGCCGCCCGCGAGAAGGCCGCCGTGGAGGCGAGGGGCAAGCTCGACTACCAGCAGGGGTTCGCGGACGGGCAGCACGTCGCCGAGAACAAGAACCGACTGCGAGAGAAGATCATAAACGCCGCCGCTCGCCTTGCCCCCAAGCCCGACGCGGGGAGGGCGGAGGGGGAGACTTCTACCCGGCCCGCGAAGTCGGCGGGGGAGGTCGCGGAGGAGGTGGTGGAAGAGTGGAGCAAGTACCACCAGACGCGGTACGGAACTGCCCGGTGCTTGCCGAAGTTGACGACCATCATCACCGCCGCCATCGAGCGGGAGAGGGGGAGCAGGTGAAGAAGCACACACGCGCCACGCCCGCAGGGGTTCCACGCAGCCGAGCATGGACCACCAGGGCACGCAGGAGGTTCCCCAGCATCCTCGACTTCCTGCCCAAGCAGGGACGCCAGAAGTACGGCAGCCGCCGCGCAGGGACAGTCACCTACGACGGGCGAAGGCCCATCAACGTGAACGCGCCGTGCATGTGGAGGCCGGTGTGCGTCACCTACTACCTGTAACCACACCGAACAAAGATTGATCGTATTAGGGCAAAACCCGATTCTCAAGCCCCGAACCGGGGCACAGGCATAGGATCCACGAAGCAAAGAGACTGAGACTCAATCTCAACCGCAGAATGTGGGCGGGAGGGGCAAGCCCCTGTCCTTGGACATGAACGATCCAAAGGACAGGGCCATGCTCAATGAAGCCCTCCGCCGCTGGCCCAAACGCTGGCGGGGGCTGGACGACGACACCAAGACCGAGTTCGTGGTCGGGCTCAAGGAAGCCAACCAGACCGCCCGCGCCCACCTCCAGGACCCTGATCGGGGGTTGGACGCGGCGAAGGCGGTGGCGCAGATTGTCGGGGTCGCCACCAAGATCGAGGCCCAGATCCAGGCCGACGACCACGTTGAGGACAAGAACCGCAGGCTTGACGAGGGCAAGCCCACCGAACGCCTCGCCGGGTCCGTCTCGGACGCCGAGGTGGTCGCCTTCTTCCTGGGCATCGGGGCGCCCGAGAAGATGCCCGCCGCCCTCCTCGAAAGGTACAAGGCCGGTGAGTTCCGCGACTGACGCAGGACGCATTATCGCCTACCTGGACCACCTCAAGGCCACGACGCCCGGGGCGTACTACCGACCCTCCGTGCCGGCCCAGGACAAGCCCTACGCCAACCAGGAGGCCTTCCACCGGGCCCCGCACAAGATCCGGGCCCTGTTCCCCGGCAACGGCTGGGGCAAGACCACGGCGCTGGGTGCCGAGGTGGACGACTGGATCATGGGCCGGTGCCGGTGGCAGGCCCACTACAAACCCCCGGTTCAAGTGCTCTGGATCTGCCCCCAGTTCAGCCAGTTCGACACGCTGCTCCCCCAGCTTGAGCGCGACTCGCTGACCAAGGGGTACAGCTACAACGGGCAGAAGCACGTCTTCACCTGGCCGAACGGGTCGGTCCTGCGGCTGTTCAGCGCCGACAACGACTGGCGGAACATCCAGGGCGTCAACCCCCACCTGATCGTGTGTGACGAGGAACCACCCCTTGCCCTATGGAGGGAGTTGCAGTTCCGCCGCCGCGTCATCAAGACCCGGTTCATCCTGGGGGCGACGGCCACCACGCCCGGCTCGTGGATGGAGGCGGAGATCTACACCCCCTGGCTGAAGCACCACGAGGCCCTTGGGCTGGACGAGGTGGGGGCGATGGCGGCCCAGGCCCACCCGTCGGTGTGGTGCTGGCCCCGGGGCGGGATCGTGGACAACCCCGGGGCGGACGATGACGACGTGCGGCACTACGACGAGACCACCCGTACAATGAACGCCAAGGAGCGGCGCGTGCGGCTCAAGGGCGGGTTTGCGAACTGGTCGGGGGACTGCATCTTCGACGAGGACGCGCTGGACTGGCTGGATTCTCAGGCCAAGGACGGGGTGAACGGGTTTATGGAGGTCGCCTAAGCACCAAGAAATGCCAAGGTTGCCAGAAGACGGACGCGGTGGAGGGCGAGCGGTTCTGCCGCAAGTGCAAGGGGGCTTACCTCCGGTCCATGCGCGCCAAGCACCCGGTAGCCGCTCAGGCGAGGGCGTGCAGGGCGTTTGACCCGCTTGTGCCGGAGGGCCATACGAAGGCGTGGACGTGGTACAACGGCGAGATGGACAGGTACAAGGACCGCGACTAGCCCCAACCTCCTCGACACGCCGCCCGAACAGCTCAAGGGCCGGACCTTCCGGCACACGCCGCTATCCGACCCGTCCGGCAGGGTCACAGTCTGGGAGGGTCCGAAGGATGGCCATACCTACGTCGTGGGAGCCGATTTTGCGTACGGTATCGAGGGCCGCGACTTCGATGCGGCGTGCGTTCTGGACATCTCGGCCCGTCCCTTTGTGCAGGTCTGCGAGCTTCACGGTCACTGGGGAGAGAGATTTGACCGTGTGCTTTACGCTGTCCTCCGGGCTTATGGAGACGCATTCCTTCTGGGCGAACGACAGGTCGGCCTCCCCACCCTCCGCCGCCTCTACCGCGAATACGAGCACCGCGTCATGTACTACCAGCGGGACGAGGACAAGAAGTCCAGCCCCGTCACCGACCGCCTGGGCTGGCCCCGGGTTGCCAACGACATCACCACACGCGAGTTTCGGCGTGCCGTCATGGACCGGCAGGTCATCATTCGTTCCCGGCCCACGATCGACCAGATGCGGCGGACGGTCTGGTACAGCCAGCGGGAACGTACCGCCGGGGCCGACCGCTCCCGCGATGAACAGCTCCAAATCAAGCTCAACGGCGGAGGCTCACCCGATCTGGTGATTGCCGCGATGTATGCGTACTATGGGGCGGCGTTCGAGCAGGTCCATTTCCCCAAGCCGCCCGAGCCCTACGCACCCAACACCCTGGGCGCGATCTTCGGTTGGAACGAACGGGAAGGCCGCAACAAGGCCGTCGTCAGCTTCAAGGGAGCACCCAAAGCCTCAACGTAGACCCCAGCAGCATGTACGACGAGATTGACGCGGCGATCAAGCTCCGCGACAAGCACATCCGTCCCGTACAGCAGCTCATCCGCAAGTACGCCGGGAAGAACTACCGCGACGGCTGGCTGACCCCGCAGGACACCTACGAGAACCACGCCTTCGAGTACATCACGAACATGATCCCGGCGTGGTCCTACGACAACCCGGCGTGCGAGGTGACGACCCGCGTACCCGGGCTCATGGATCAGGTCGTGGAGGCGATCAAGCTGGCCCTGAACCAGTGGGTCAAGGAAGTCCAGATCAGCAAGACCCTCCGCTCGGTGGCGGTGGACACCTGCTTTGCGTGGGGCGTCTGCGCCGTGACGCTGGAGAACGTGCCTGGGCATCAGGACGAGGTGCCGGCCCCGATGTGGCCGGCCGCCCACCGGATCCTGCCCACCCGCTTCTTTATCGACCCCTACGCGACCAGCCTCCAGGACAGCCGGTACATGGGGCACGTGTGGGTGCGGGACAAGGCGGAACTGCTGGCGGCCGTGGACGAGGAAACGGGGATGCCCCTGTTCAACGCGGCGGCCCTGGAGGAGATCAGCCCCGACGAGGGGATGGCGGCCCTGAACGCCCGGGAGCTGCGGCAGGACACCCTGAGCGGCCTGTACCTCGCCCGGAACATGGTCGTGGGCTACGAGGTCTGGGACCGCAACACGAACATGATCTACACCCTTGGCTATGGGCGGTCCACGTCCAAGCAGGGCCAGTTCTTGCGGGCGCCCCGGGAGTTCGTGGGCTGCCCCAAGCACGGCCCCTACCACGTCTTCGGGATCTACAGCGTCCCGGGCCAGCCCTACCCCCTGTCGCCGCTCCAAGTGACGGCGGACCTCGTGGACGAGATCGACGCCCACGCCGGGCAGATGAAGAGTCAGGCGGCCAGCGCCAAGCGGCTGATCATCACCGACACCAACCAGACGGCGGACAAGATCACGATGAGCCCGGACGGGACGGTCATTACCGTGCCCGGGTTCAGCAAGGCGGAAACCCTGGAGTTCGACGGCCCGGCCAAGGCGAACCTTGAGTATTCGGCGATGCTGCTGGGGCGGCTGGACCGGCAGAGCGGCCTGTCCGACCTCGTGCGGGGCAACGTCACCGGCGACCCCACGGCGACCGAGGCCAGCCTCGCCAGCACCTACGCGAACATCCGGACCCGGTACGCCCAGTCGGTGTTCCGTGAGACCGTGGCGGACGTGCTGGAGAACGCGGCGTACATCATGTACACAAATCCTCGTGTGGCGTTCTTTATGGCGATTGAAACGCCGATGGGCCCGCAGACGGCGGCGTATTCTGGCGGACAGTGGCCGGGTCAGGAAATCGCCCGCTTCGAGCACCTGCAAATCAAGATCGACCCATACTCGATGGAGTGGGTGAACGAGGGGCTGAGGCAGGCACAGATGGCGGAGGTCTTCGACCGGGTGGTGAACGTGGGGATGGCGGCCCCGCAACTGATGCTCAACGGCCTGAACGTGGTAGAATTGTTGAACGACCTCGGGGAAACGATCAATGTGAAGAACATGGGCGAGAAGTACCTGAATCCGGCGCTGACGCAGCAGGCGGCGATGATGCAGGTGAACGCGATGATGGCCCCTCCGCCGGGGGGCGACGGTTCCGGCGGTGGTAGCGGGGACACAAAGAAGGGCAACGTGCGTTCCGAGGCCCAGGTAAGGAAGCAGGCGGTATGAAGCTAGCCGAGATGACGGTGGACGAGGCGATCGGGTTGGCGTGCCGGGAGGTGCCGGAGTGCGGCTACCAGTTCGCCGGAGCCCCCGAGCGTCCAAGTTGCTACTGGCCCTCCAAGTCCGAGAGCGACCCGCTCATGGCCGACAGCGCCCGCGCCCTCTGGTTCCATGCCGCCTTCATGTGGCTCTTGCGACAAGGGGCCACCTGCTACGCACCGTCCTTTGACGTGCCCGGCAAGCTGTGCGACGGATGGTACATCAACGCTGGGAAACGGATCGTCGTGGGCGATGATGGTGTAATCGTCCCAGAGACC